CTTGAGTAGGCCACCCTAGGGCGGCCCCTCCACTTGTCCTTAGGGACAGGTGCCAGGACAGGGTTGGAGACGCGAGGTCTCTTTGCTATCCAATTTTGTTCAAAACCGCTTACCCCCTCTAGGGGGTTGGTTGGTCCGGGTGTGGTCGGAGATTGGTAAGGGTGCCGGCTACTCACTTATGTGGGTAGCTCATATCCTTTATCACCGACCGCATTTAACGGACCCCAACCCCAGGAGGGTTGCGGTTTCTTTTTGATTTTTATTGACAGTCTGTCGGTATCGTTAAACGAATGGTTTGACGTTTCGGACGGGATTTATGAATTGTGATTGAGCCTTGGTATCTACTCAGATATCGCTGTGCTTGCGTCACTTTTTTATTTTTCTTATACCCAGAAATGGGGTCCCCATCGTCATTAATCTAACCGATTAACGAAACTCGACGGACTCATCTTTAAATCTCACTCGCAGACCTGATTCCAGGGATTCGGCCCACTCATAGAGTGGACCATCCTTGGCAACAAACAACGTCTGGCTTAAATCAGCCAAACGCATAGTTATTGCCATGTCATCCTTGGGAACCCAGGTGCTTCGATTTGACAACTTGATTTTGGTAAGAACTGCCTTTAGGGCCGTTTTTACACGGCCTTTAAAACGAGCCAATGTTAGCCTTTTCGGCTGCTTTGGTTCATCTTTTAAAAGGTCCGAGAAAGTTTTTGCGCGGTCAATCATACGAATTAACGTCCTTAAAGGGACGTATTTCGTAAGGATGACCTCCATAAACTTTCTCCTGTTCTTCCATCCCAATCCAGAGTCTCCATGGTAACCTTCAAAGAAACCTTTTCCCCAGTAAACCTCGTCAACCTTTTCCAGGTTCACGATGTTATGTAGGGCGTATACTGGGCCATCTGGCCCGAATACTAGGTTCTTTTGAAAGTCTAGCCACCATGTAGGGTTAACGTCTCCACAGTGCCAGTCAATGGCATGTATACCGGACAACATGAGTGCGATTGGTATCGCCTCTTGCCTGTCCTGTAGGAGGTTCCTTATTACCTTCTTCCATAATGTCGGAGTACGCTTTCTCCAGACGAAACCCCATCCTTTGGGGTGAAGTCGAGAAAGCCCTCCGACAATGGTTGGAAGGTATGTAGGAATAACCCTTTCCTGATCCCGGTACCATGGTCCCCAGGTTAGCTCATGTAGGCCCGCAAAGGCCTTATAATAGCTTCTCCTTGGGTCCAGGTGTACTGGATCTTGAATATGGTAGCGGATCATTTGTTGGAGCGAGCTCCCTCTTGTGAGGGCTGGCTCCACAAACTTTCCGCCTTGGCTACTCGAATGGATCCTGCTCAGATGTCTGGTTTTAAGTTGGTCCTTATGGACCCACTTTCGACCATTAAACTGAGCGATTTCCTCACAGAATGTCATAACATTCTTGGAAAGGAAATGAGACCCATCCGAAAATTGGAGACCGGCACTTTGTACAAGCTCACAATGGATGTCATGGTCCTTCTTGTCGGTGGGGTAAACCCCATCGTCATTTTGGACCATGGCTTTTCCATTGCAGAAGAACCTATAAGGAATCTTTTCACGTTTAGGTTGAGGGGTTCGGGCCTTTAGGGCCCTCATATCATCAACCTTTGCCTTCCATCTTAGGAAGGGTAGAAAGGTTTCCTTGAGGTTCGTGCATTTGGTGTCGAGGAATGCTTTCCTTAGTTCGGGCTCTTCGCCCGTGACTTTGGATTGGTGTTCCTCGGCTCCAATTGTTTTAGCTATGTCGATAAGGAACAGGTTATACCAGCTACCGATGGTGTAGGTACAAGGCTCCCCCATAAGGGGACCCCTTACCTGCCATCCAGCTGAGTAGAACCGTTCTTTATCGGTACCGTCAATTTGGATTGGATATAATATCTGTCTAGGCAAGTACGCCAGAGGAGATAGTTCTTTGATGATGGAGTTCCCCCCGAATCTTCGGGAGGACTCTTCATAGAGTGCATTGATAACCACCCTGCTTATTTGGCAGGGTATTTTATCGGTGTACTCTGTGAAGTCCATCGAGCACATATAAGGTTGCTTTCGCATTGTTATCCGCTCATTAAAGCGGGTATAATGCCAAAGGGTATAGTGGTTTGATGAGGTCGATCTTTTTTGACCTTCAAGTAAACCAAAATACCATGACCTAAGTAGGTGCCCCAGAATTACAATTTGGGTTTCTGAAACCGTTACTATACGGTTCTTAAACCCTTGCTCCTCAATACAACGAGCTTTTGCTTGGAAGGTGGCAGGGCCGTCTGGGTATTCCCAGACGACCCCGTTTAGCTCCCTTTCTACTATAGGTATGTTTAAACAAGCATCCTCCCGCTCATGGAGCGGTTTGATGCTGTTAACACCTAGGGCCAATAAGGCCCAGTATAGTAGACAGGGTGCTATTGCGTTGCCACCTTTTGGGAGTTCCAGT